AAGTCCTTTACGTAAAATTGATAACAGTCATTGGATCAAACGTGTCAAAAGAAAAGACAGATATAATTTTGAACATGATACCGTTGCGATTAGATTTCCGTTTAACAAGAAAGTTATCAAGTACATAGAAGAATTAAAAAACAACAACGATAAAGAATATGCTTATGACAAACACACACATTATTTTCCTTATAAAGAAAAGTACATTTGGAAATTAGTTAACATAGCAAACAAATTTGAAAATAAATTTGAAATAGATGAAGCAGTATTAAACGTTTATGATGTCCTAAAATCATTTAATCAAAACCCACAAGATTACATTCCAGGCATATACAATTTTAATTTTAAACATTTGCCTGAAAAAGCACAGGACATTTGTTTGTTAGAATTAGGACAACCAAACTATCAAAACTTGTATCAATATTATGATAGAAAAGATTACTATGGATTAGTACACTTTGATGAAACAGCATTATCAAAAAGCAGAAAAAATCTTACTACATTAACAAATAAAGTTTTGAATCGTGAAGGAAATTTAATTTGTGTTAATTCAAAAACTTGGCAAGTATCGCAAGTGCTTGAGATGGTTGATGAGTTGAAAAGATATCCTTTGTTAATTCTTTTGGATCAGAACAAGTGTTACGAGGAATTGAGTTTGCTTAATTCACTGTTTACAAATTACGTTCCAAGGAATGAAATGTCCGTTATGTTTAGAATGGACACAAAGAAGGGTAATAACGCAATACAATTTAACCGTTATGTCACTACCTGGGGCTTAAATAATAGTGTTGACAAAAACACAAGAATAGTGTATATTAGTAATAATAAAGTTCCTAAACCATTATTGAAAAAAGGTTTTAGGCCAAAAGGCATTTTCCAAATAGGCAGTAAGAAAACACCACACACTATTAATGATTACGTCCACGGACATGATTTTATAATACAATATGATCAAGACGTGAGTCCACATTATGGGTATGGATATTATAAAGCAGATATGATATGATAAGTTGTAGAATAGTAATACAAGATGAAGTTAACGTCAAGGTAGAAAATTTACCTGTAGAATATAGACGTAAAATTGCAAACAAGCTAAAGTTCCAGGTGCCTTATGCACGTTATCTTCCACAATATAAACTAGGGAGATGGGATGGAAATATATCTTTTTTCGGAATTGGTGGTAGTGGTTATGTTAATCATATGGATGTCATTGTAAACACACTTGTTGATGCAGGAGTAGAGATTGCAGAAATCAAAGACAACAGAGTTAAACATGACCTTACTTTTAACACCATAGACGAAAACTATTGGCAAGGCAAGACTTGGCCTAAAGGACACCCTGCAGAGGGTGAGCCAATAGTGTTAAGAGATTATCAAGTAGAAGTAGTAAACAAGTTTATACAAAATCCTCAATGCTTACAAGAGGTTGCCACAGGAGCAGGTAAAACAATCATCACTGCAACACTATCGCACTTATGCGAGAAGTTGGGTAGGACAGTGGTAATTGTTCCTAACAAATCATTAGTAACACAGACAGAAGAAGATTATGTAAACTGTGGATTAGATGTTGGCGTGTACTTTGGAGATAGAAAAGAACTAGGTAAGACACACACAATTTGTACTTGGCAAAGTTTGAATATTTTAGATAAGAAAACAAAAGATGGTGAAGCAGTATTAACATTAGCAGAATTTTTAGATGGTGTAGAAACAATTATTATTGATGAAGTACACCAAGCAAAAGCAGAAGTATTAAAAAAGTTATTGACACAAAATTTAAAAAATGCTCCAATACGTTGGGGATTAACAGGTACTATACCAAAAGAACAGTTTGAATTTCAAAGCATATTAGCAAGTATAGGTCCAGTTATAAATCAAATTAGTGCTAAAGAATTGCAAGACAAAGATGTGTTGAGCAAGTGTCATGTTAATATTGTGCAACTGCTTGATACAACTGTTTACAATTCTTATCAAGAAGAATTGAAGTATCTTGTTACAAATAAAGATAGAATAAAATACTTGGCAAAGATGTGTCATGGCATCAAGGATAGTGGCAACACACTTATACTTGTTGACAGGATTAGTGCAGGAGAGCAACTACAAGAAGCAATACCAGATTCAGTTTTTATCAAAGGAGATGTCAAACTCAAAGACCGTAAAGAACAGTATGATGAAATCAAAGAATCAACAAATAAAGTTCTCATAGCTACATATGGAGTAGCGGCTGTTGGCATTAACATTCCACGTATTTTTAATTTAGTTTTAATTGAACCTGGCAAATCATTTGTTAGGGTAATTCAATCAATAGGCAGAGGTATTAGGAAGGCAGAAGACAAGGACTTTGTGCAAATATGGGATTTGACATCAAGTTGTAAGTATGCAAAAAGGCATTTAACACAAAGGAAAAAATTCTATAGAGAAGCAGAGTATCCTTTTACAATGGAGAAAATTGATTGGTCATGAAAAAATTTACAGTCGATATAAAAGTCGGTGACGAGATTTTAGTAGGACGTTTTAGGAACGTGACTACGAAAATAAAAAGCATAGAGGTTGATGAAAAAGGTCAACCAGTCTTAGTAACAAGTAAAGGACGTAAAAACTTATTCAGTTGCAGGATTAATAAACTAGATCCAGATACAGGTAAACTTACTCCTAATGAAATAATGAAAAAGAGAAAATAATGAGAATATTAACATTAGATAACAAAACGTTTCATCTGAATAACTTGCCATCTGAACTTAAAGATGATGTGAGATTCAGTGTGCTGGATAACAGTAATCCAAAAGAGCCTGACTTCTTTTTTATTCCTTTGATATTTTTAGAAAGTTTTAATTCACCAGCAATGGTTATAGAAATAAACGGACATGAAATAACTATGCCTATTGATTGGCATCTAGCAGTAGGAGATAGTGAAGGAGCAGGAGACATAGAAGTACTTCCGTTAACTAGTTTAAATGACAGAGGCTTTGAAGCATTCCTGTACAATCCATTGACAGGTTATACAATGCAATGGGGTAATGTAAAAATAACAAACTTCTACAATGACATGAAATGGTATTTTCCTAAAACAAAAAATGGACAACTTATTGGCACACCAATCACTGACGGACCTAATCCTTTGTGTGCATGGTTCATCAAGGATATTAGTAGACAAAGCGAAACAATAGATTATGGATTACTCATCTGATAAAATTGTATTAAATTTTTATACAAATCAACAATACGTTTTAGATCAATGTAAGCCTCAACTTGCAAAGAAATGGATACCTGAATGGTGGAAAAAATTACCTGCAAGTAGAACAGAAACAGACTTACACACAGAAGGATCTCCTGTGCCAGTAAGTAGCATGAAACAATGTCCTGCTATAAATGAAATACTTAAACAAGGAGTAATTATTCCTAGCTGGTGTGAACTTCATTTAGAGTGTGGACCAAATGGCCAACTAAATCAAAGAGTGTTTCCAGAACACACAGCATTACTGCCACACGATGAACAAGATTGGAACTTTCACAAGCCAGGATATGCACACGTCAAAGTAGGAAGTCCTTGGTTGTTGAAAGAAGAAACTGGTGTGCAATTTATGTGGATAAAACCAGAATGGCATCATAAAGATCCATTAGCCTATTGGGGTGTGCCAGGAATAATTGAATACAAATATCAACACGCACTATTAAACAATATAATGATACCATTCAATTCAAGGGTAAAAATTAACACTGGAGATCCTTGGTTGCAAATCATTCCATTGAGTGATAAACCAATTGAGATCAAATGCCACCTTGTTAGTGCAGAAGAAATGTCAAGGTTAAATACTACTAATATTTCTAGTGTAGGATCTTATGCAAAGTCTATCCACAATAGAAAAAGACAAGAAGAAAGAGACAAACATGAAGACAATTAGTGAAGAATATGTAATTCAGCTAGAACAATTACATGATCAAAAAGCATCATTTGGTGATGCTAAAGGACTTAAACCAATTGCAAAATGGATAGATGAACACAAACCTACAAGTGTATTTGACTATGGTTGTGGTAAAGGTGGTGTAATTCAAGCAGTAAAAGAAAACTATCCAGACATTAGAGCTGTTGGTTGGGATCCAGGACATCCAAGTTTTAAAGAAAGACAACCAGGACCTTTTGATATGTTAATAAGCACAGACGTATTAGAACACATTGAACCTGTTTTTTTAGACAATGTTTTGAAAGACATTAACGAAACATTCTCTAAGATTGCATTTTTAATTATAGCAACTAGTCCTGCTAAAAAGTTTTTACCAGATGGAAGAAATGCACATTTAATTGTTGAGACTCCTGGATGGTGGAAAGATAAAATAGAAAAAAATATGCCTGGCGTAAAATTTTTACACAGTGAATTTGTAGAAAAAACAAGAACAGATAAAAAAGGAAAAGTGCAACCTAATAACAAATATATCGTTGTGCTTGGTAAGTAATGGAAAAACTAGAAGGTTATCTAAAAAAAATTCCTGAATTCAAAGGAGCAAATTGGTTAATCAGAACTCCTTTAGCAATAGTTTTCATATTACAAGGATTACAAAAACTACCATTAAATATTGAGGACGCAGAAGCATTTGGCTTGCCAATGACCGTTTGGTTTTTTGTAGCATGGGGTGAATTGTTTGCAGGCATATTATTATTTGTGGGCGGATTGACTATTGCTTTACGTCCTGGCGTAGGTGATGTGCTTACACGTTTTTCAGGAATAGTAATATGCGGAATAATGACAGGAGTAATACTTATTAGCGAGCCTGAAAGTATAATGTATGTGATACTGTATGAACACTTTCATTTAATGTTATACTGCGGAGGATTGTTCTTTGCATTGAGAGGGAATAGAGTAAAATGAGTTTTACAAATTTAATTACAACTGCCATTGATAGTGTTGTTGATGACATACTAAACAAGCCTAGTCCAACAGTCTGCGAACTAGGTAATCAAAGATTAAAAAATAACAAATCAAGATCAAAACTGTATCAAAGATTAGGTATACACAAAACTCCTACATCAACAAAAGAATTTTTTCTAAATTTAGGTTTTACAAAATATCTTGCAATAGATGTCAACACAGACATGGACGCAGTTGCAATGGACCTTAACACTGACATCAGTAAGCAATATAACTGGACTGAAAAATTTGATTTAGTAACAAACAATGGTACTGGTGAACACGTTTTTAATCAATATACAGTATACAAAAACACACACGATTTAACAAAGGTAGGTGGATATATGATCCACGTACTTCCTTTTTACCGTTGGGTTGATCATGGTTTCTTTAACACACAACCTAACTTGTATCCTTGTTTAGCATTACAAAACAATTATGATCTAAAAGGCTTGTGGATAGGTACAAGTAACGGTGACCGCTTGGAGAAATGTGCAGTGGAAAAATTGCGTAGATACAAAGGTTATAGAAATGATTTTCAACTTGATAGTTGGGAACGTGACCCTATGGTTTGTGCTATCATACAGAAAAAAGTTGATGCACCATTTGAGATTCCACAACAACATTTGTACAGTGGCGAAAATATTACAAGCGATGAGATCGGAAAGAAGTACAAATGAACCTAAGTGTATTACAAAATTTTAATCCTGACCTGCATTTAAAGACAGATCCATTTCCTTACATACACATACCTGAAGTTTTACCATGGGACTTGTATGAAAGATTAGAAGCAGAATATCCTGAACAACATATCACAAAGATGCAAGAAGGCGGCTTTGGTACTGCAAGATATTGCCAACATGAGTTTGATTACAACCATGTCACTCCTTTGTGGAGAGACTTTGCCGCATATCATTCTAGCAAACAATACAAAGATGAGGTGGTAAGAGCATTTAGAAAACCAATGACTGACTTATATCCTAAAGGTAGATTTGCAGAAGACTTATACACAAAATATATAAGATCAGATGTAAGCCCAAGAAGAAATCCAGTAGGTGCAACAGTAAGAATGGAAATGCAATTTGTTGTAAACGCAAAGGATCACATACAGATTAGAACACCGCACGTTGATCAATCAAAAGAATTATTTGCTTGTTTGTTTTATTTTAAGAATCCACAAGATACCAAAGAAGATGGTGGACTTAACATTTATAGAAACACAGCAGGCAAACAATGGCGTAGAGTAACTGGCAGAGAAGCAGTAGCAGAAGACATTGAAGTTGTAGATCATATTCCTTATAAGAGAAATACTATGGCTTGTTTTTTAAATTCTGTGAATAGTTTACATGGAGTTACGCCACGTGAAAATCCAACACACCACAGACGATATGTAAACATAGACGGTCACGTTGTGGAAAAGTTATTTAAGTTTATCGATACGTGATAGATAGACAGGAGATTACAGACCGCATGGTTGAAACATTAGCAAGAACTAACAAGGATAGAAAAATGACACGAAAAGTAGACACATATGAATATGAAGCATTAGCAGATTGTATTAGATCAGATCAAGTTCCTGCACAAGACATAGCAGAATTTTTCACTGACAAAGCATTCTACAAATGGTATTCAAAAAAGTATTTCGGAGATAAAGATGAAAGCAGGTAAGATATGGGGACAGACAGAACTCATTCATGCTAATGGAGTTCTTGAGTTTCATAGAATAGAATTTAAGAAAGGTTTCAAGTGTTCAGAACACGAACACAAATTCAAATGGAATGGCTTCTTTGTTGAGTCTGGCAAGATGATTGTTAGAGTTTGGCAAGATGATCAGGAAGGTTTGGTTGATGAAACAATTCTTGAAGCAGGTGACTTTACGCAAGTCAAACCTGGCAAGGTGCACCAATTTGAAGGTTTAGAAGATGGAGTTGCTTTTGAATTGTACTGGGCTGAATTCAATCATGACGACATTGTCAGACGCACAGTTGGCACAAAAGTTTCAAAATAATAATAACTTAACATAGGGAAATACTATGCCCAAAAAAAACGGACCTTTAATTTATGAATCACCAGATGGGGGAGATACTGTGTATGCCAAATACAGAGACAACAACAAAATACCAAGATGGCTCGTTGAGTCCAATAAGCAACCAGATATTTTTGAATTCCAAGATTTTGAAGACTGCAAGGCTTATGCAGAAGACTATCCGATACTCAAGAAACAACTTGACAGATTAAAGACAATATGGTATACTATAAAAGATGAAGCCGAAAAGAAAACTGCCGCTGAATGAAATATTTATGGCCATGGACATGGACGCAAAAGGCGCCTTTGATGAATGGTCAGATGAAGAACGAAAAGAACTTAACTTTTGGTTATTGAATCGATATGCTAGTTCGGTAGCTGGATCAAGAGATGCAAAAGAATGGGCAGTGGTTTCTACAAATGAATACTACAACAAAAATTGGAACATACTAGGAACTAGACATCCTAAACTACAATGGCAGTTGCTATGTGCAACGCACAACGCATCACGCAAATCAAGACAACACGTTTGGCAAGGTTTGAAACAAAAAGGTGGTGATGTCAAAGTAGTTAAATGGTTAAAAGAAATGTTTCCTAACATGAAAGAAGATGAGGTAAATTTACTTGCTACAATATCTACAAAACAAGAACTTAAACAGTACGCAGAAGACCACGGGCTGGATAAAAAAGATGTCAAGCTCTAAGCCATTTGTTTGTCCTTACTGTGGTGCAAGTTTTACAAGAGAAAAGACTCTTGCAGTTCATATGTGTGAAAAGAAACGTAGACACTTTCAGAAAGATGAGAAACGTGTGCAGATAGGCTTCTTAACTTTCAATAGATTTTACAAGCTATGTCAAAAGGCAAAAGAAGATAAAACATATGAACAGTTTTGTGACAGTCCTTATTACAATGCTTTTGTAAAGTTTGGTTCATTTGTAAACAATGTGCGTCCACTGTATCCAGAAAAATATGTAGACTATGTTGTTACAAGCGGAGTAAAATTGGATCAATGGTGTAAGGAAGAACTATATGAGAAATATGCACTTGAATTAATATTGAAAGAAAGTGTTGAAACTGCACTAGAACGTAGTGTAAAAACAATGATGGATTGGGGTGAGGACAAAGAAGCACGTTGGCAAGATTATTTTAATTATGCAAGTTTAAACAGAGCAACACAAGACATCAAGGATGGAAAAATAAGTCCTTGGTTAATTTTAAATTGTAAAACAGGAAAAGATATGCTTGGAAAATTTAATGATGAACAACTACAAATTGTATATCATGTAATGAATCCACAGCACTGGGCTTTGCGTTTCAAACGTCATGTTGCTGACGTAGAGCTAGTAAAAGAAATAGTGAAAGAAGCAGGACTCTAATGCCAGATATAGATATAGACTTTGCTGACAGAGACATAATACTTGATAAAATTAATCATCGAGTAGCAAGGTTAAACAAAGATAAAAAACACAACACTGGTGTCTATGTAACTGAGATTCCACATAACCCTGTGGATAATATGTCTACTCTTGATTATGAAGAGGCAGATGATAGAGGATATTTTAAATTAGACTTTTTGAATGTAAGTTTATATAAAGATATCACAAGCGAAGAACAACTCAACAGACTTTTACATAAGGAGCCATTATGGGATCTACTTACTCACAAAGAATTCAGCGACAAATTATTTCACGTAGGAGAACACAGTTCACTCCTACAAAAGTTGAAGCCGACAACGATAGAACAACTAGCGGCAACACTGGCGATAATAAGACCAGCGAAGAGACATCTTATAGACAGGTCATGGCCAGACATAATGAAAGAGGTGTGGGTAAAACCAAGTGATGGTTCATACTACTTTAAGAAGGCACACGCAGTTGCTTATGCTCATGCCATAGTTGTACAAATGAATTTAATATGCGAAAATTTAAAAAATGAAAACAACTAAGGTAACATTCTTTACAAACTTTGAAGAACTTAAAATAAGTTTGCCACCAGTGCCAGCAAGTAAATTTTGGCCTGAATGGTTTAAGAAACAGAAGACTCCAGAGATAGCACCTACACAAGAATCAATAGACAGAGGTGGACCAAAGACAGTAAAAAGTTGTCCAGGTATACTTGACGTGCTTAACATGGGATATATCATTCCTTTGTGGAGCGATTACAAAGTAGTACGTGTTCCTGAAACACCAGAACAACCGCAAGGTATAAGATGGAGAATGCCAGGAGGACAACAAAGTTTGTTTGGTGCAAGTACACATCCAATGGAACAGATATCTGCATATCCATTTGGTCCTAACACATTCAAAGGAAGTTTTAAATTTATGAATCCTTGGTATATAAAAACTCCTCCAGGATATAGTTGTTATGTGATTGCACCTTACTATAACAAACATGATAATTTAGAAATTATGAATGGAGTCATTGATACTGACTTATATCATGAAGCACACATCAATAGTTTCTTTACTGCACCAATGGGTGAAGAGATAACATTTGAATATGGTATGCCTATATGCCAAGTTATTCCATTCAAGCGAGAAGATTACGAAATGGAAGTTGAGGTAGGTGACCATAGAAGCATGAAGAATAAAGTCACACAATTTATTCACAACAGTTTATTCAAGGCACAACATTACAGAGAAAAATTAAGTCCAAAACGATATAGATGATACTAGACAAAATTAAAGCACGTGGTGAAGAGATGGCTCCTTTAGAAGGGCATGACAGACTTCAATATCTGATTGACATAGCAAGAGAAGTTCCGCCATTAGATGACAAAGATAAGATAGATGAAAATAAAATTAGAGGTTGTGCTAGTAACTTATGGGTGGTAGGACACATGAACAAAGACGGCACCATGTCATACAAACATGATGCAGATGCTTGGATTACAAAAGGTACTGCAAAAGTTTTGGTTGACTTACTCAATGGTGAACACAGAAGTGAAATTGCACATCTCACATTAGAAAGTTTCGAAGGATTGGGTATAAGAAACTTACTTACTATGCAAAGGCAAGTTGGCTTTGGTAGTCTAGTAGAAAGAATGATAACAATAGCAAAAACTATATGACAGCATCATTTGGTATAGGAATGTTTTTCTTTGGTGTTACTGTAACTGTAATAGGATTTTTTATTGCTTACATAGTTGCTTCAAAACATCATAAAGCTGAAGAAGAAGCTAAAAAAGAAAAAGAAGGTCCTCTTACTTTTTTATAAAAGGTTTCCGTACAAGTTGTACACTCTTTCTTTTCACACGTTTGATTGCAAGATTGCCTATGTTGACCACAGGGCCGGCAGTAACCTTAACATCTTTACTATTCATTGTAATTAGGCAATGCCTAAATTGTGCAAATTCTCTAGGTAAAAAAATTGCTATGGGTATAGTCCGATTGCTTTCGTGCCACCATACTTCGCCCATCTCAACAAAGTGTTTCTTTTCTTCATCACTTCTTAGCAAAGTATAAACGTACATACTTGTAACATTGTTGTCCTGGTTATTAATGATACCCACGTATTCATTGCCACCGTACTGCACAATGCTTAGATAAGGGAAGTTTTTTTCAATATCTTTTAATAACATTTTCTCGATAAATATGTGTATGCAACTAACATATCGATATTTAGCAACCAATAAGTCAGTATTGATAGCAGATCTGACTAACAACATAACGGAGTATAGACCAGTGTACGCAAGAAATATGACAGTCTACAGAGGTATTGACAATGTGCTTACCTTTGAGATTAAAAATCCAGACCAGAAGCCTGTGAGTATTTTAAATACTTACAAGCCTTATTTTGTAATGTTTGACGAAAACAATACACAAATCATTGAACGTGAAGGCACAATCAAAGAAACATCAACGCCTTCTTTTAAAGGACAGTTTACTGTAACAGTTACAGAGAATGACCTTCTCAGCTTGAAGTCACAGTTCGCCGCCTACAATGTATACTTGGTTGCTACATCTGATAGTGCAAAAACACTGACCTATGCTAACACACATTATAACGCAAAAGGAACTATTGAGATCAAGGGCGATGCTTTTCCAGGACCTACTGATACATATTCAATTAAAACATTTACTGAAACAGGAGTCAACACTGATATCTTTACAAGTGAAACAATAAGTGGACAACCTGCAATAAATGGAAATGAAGCACTACATACTGCGGCCATTTATAGCACAGACTTTGTAGGTGAAGTTTTTATTGAAGGAACATTAGATAATACTGTAACTGGATCAACCAAATTTGGTGACATAGCAAAAGTAAATCTAACCAATACCACACAACCAAACTATATAAATTTTAATGGTGTGTTCAATCATTTGAGAGTTAGATACGTAAAAACTTCCGGAACAATTGATAAGGTTTTAGTAAGAAACTAGTTGACTTTTCTTTAAGACTATACTATAATTATATTATGAGTAGTTTAGTCTTTGATACATTAATCGCACATCTTCCCGCAAAACGGAAAACGACTCCGAGTGGTTGGACCAGTTTCAATGCTCCATGTTGTCCACATAATGGAACTACTCAAGACACAAGACAACGTGGCGGTTTGATTACCAATCCAAGTGGTGGTGTTTCTTATCACTGCTTCAACTGTGGCTTCAAAGCAAGTTGGAATGAGGGTCGAAAACTTTCCTCAAAGATGAAACGGTTACTTCAATGGCTAGGCGCCTCAGATGATACAATTACTAAATTGGCCCTAGCAGTTCTACAGTACAATGAAACAAAAGGATTAACACAAGACATTGTGTCCTTGCCAGAGTTTAAAACTGTAGAACTGCCAGAAGGTGCAAGACCAATCAACAACTGGGATGACTGGCAGGCACTAGAGCCAACTGGTATTGATGAAAACTTATTTAAGGTTGCAGAATATATGAAGAAAAGGCAACTCAATATTGATGACTACAACTTTCATTGGACACCTAAGCTAGGCTATCGTGATAGACTGATCGTGCCTTTTTACTACAAAGGTGATGTTGTAGGTTGGACTGCTAGAAAAGTTACAGATGGTAATCCAAAATATTTAAGCGAACAACAACCTGGATACGTTTTTAATTTTGATGCACAAAATTACAATAGAATATTTACTATTGTTGTTGAAGGTCCTTTTGATGCACTTGGTGTAGATGGTGTTGCGTTGCTAGGAAGTGAAGTCAAAGATCAACAAGCACTACTGATCAAATCATTAAATAAAAAAGTAATTCTAGTTCCAGATAGAGATGAGAATGGTCAAAAATTACTTGAACAAGCTATTGAACTAGGTTGGTCAGTTAGTATGCCTGATTGGGAAGATGAAGTAAAAGATGTCAATGATGCTGTTATGAAGTATGGCAGAATGTATACTTTACACACAATAGTATCTTCCACAGAAGACAGCGAATTAAAAATTAAATTAAGGAGCAAACAATGGTTTGGTTAAAGAAACTATACAAAAGGATCGTTGGCTTTTTTGAAAATTGGAAAGAACGTAGAAAGTTCAAAAAGAGAATCAAAGAGTTACAAAAGAAAGATCCTTTCATATACAAATAGAAAGAACGTTATGATTAAAAACGATAGAACTGAAGAAGCATACAGAATAATAGAAAGCAAAGTTAACGAAATGTTGACAGACAAAGCTGGTTATGATCCTTTAGAAATAGCAGGAGTAATGTGTGCCCAGGCAATAAGAATATACAAGTCTTGTTTAACACCACAAGACTATGATGACATAATGGAGGCAATATTTGTTTCCAGATTAAACATTGAACAAATGAAAGGTCCGACGAAACATTAATATGGAATATAAGATTATTAGACCCTATGGGCCTACAATATATCACGGTAGGTTGACAGAAGATGAGATAACATACTTACAAGGTGTTGCCAAAGATACACAAACAGCAAGGAATAATGTTGGATATGATTTAGCAGGTAACATCAAAGACCAATTAGGTATTGTTGTCAAAGACCTAGACAGGTTTAATTATATTATTACTCCACACATAAAAAATTATGTAAAGTATGAAGACGAAAGAGTGAGAAGTCATTTTATAAAAGACGTAGGCAATGACAATGACTATGATCATATGCAATTTACTTTAGGTACTGGGCCGTGGATAAATTTCCAAACTGCAAATGAATTTAATCCAATGCACAGTCACGCAGGTATGATAAGTTCAGTTGTGTACATTGACGTACCAGAACAAATTGCACAAGAAGAATATACAAAGGACACTAACATGAATTGTCCTGGACAGATAGAATTCATGTATGGACCAGACGTAGTAGGCTCTAATGGAACGCACAAAATTGTTCCTAAGACAGGAGACTTTCTATTGTTCCATGCAGGTTTAAAACACACGGTATATCCATTCAAATCAGAGGTAACTCGTATAAGCATGAGTTTCAATGTTATGGGTGTATCATACGGGAAAGGAGGCAAACATAATGACTGAATTCACCCAAGGAATGCACAACGCATTTAAAAAAATATTAAGTGGTTCTAGTCTGATGTTGGCATTGATTTACACGGCAGGTCACATAGTTATTGCTATGTCTGTGGTTACAGTATTGACTGGTGCAAGTTTATGGGAGGCAGGTGCAGTAGCACTTGTTGAACCTTCAATCAATGGCGTATGGTTTTACATACTACACACTGGCTGGAAAAAAATGAAAGGAATATAAATGAGTAACTTAATACCAATGGTAGTCGAATCTACCAATAGAGGAGAAAGAGCCTATGACATTTACAGTCGCCTATTGAAAGATAGAATTGTGATGTTGAATGGTCCTGTTGAAGATCATAGTGCAAACATAGTTGTTGCACAGATGCTTTTCTTAGAAAGTGAGAATCCAGAAAAGGATATTAATTTTTACATTAATAGTCCTGGAGGAATAATTACAAGTGGCATGAGCATTTATGATACAATGCAATATGTCAAGTGTGATATAAGAACCATAGTGCTAGGACAGGCTTGTTCTATGGGTTCATTCCTTGCTCAAGCAGGAGCACCAGGCAAACGTATACTTCTACCTAATGCAAGAACAATGATCCATCAACCAAGTGGTGGAGCAAAAGGTATGGCAAGTGATATTGAAATACGTTACAAAGAAATACAGTATCTAAAAGAAAAACTTACAGAGCTGTACGTGAAACACAATACAGCAGGTAAGACTTATGACGACTTCATGAAAGACATGGATCGTGATTATTTCTTAAGTGCTGAAGAAACAATAGCATACGGTCTTGCAGATAAGATCGAGGAGAAACGTAAGTAATGTTGATTTGGGGAATTGTTGGAAACAGTCATGATGCCAGTGTGGCAATCTTTAATAAGAACACATATGACACTTTAGAATGTCTATGGGCAGGATTGTCTAAAGACTTCAGTGGCATAGAACATGATCCACATTTAAATGATAAAATGTTGGAACACATATTTGAAAAAGAATGTTTTAACAATCCCGACAAAATTGTTTGGTACGAAAAACCTTTCTTGAAAACTTTAAGACAATTCAAAGCAGGTCAAGGTTGGCTTGGAAAGGAAAATAATATAAAACAGTATCTAAGCAAATGGAATCTAACTGCTCCTATAAGTTATGTACAACATCATAGGTCACACGCCGCATATGGTTTTTACACTAGTGGACTTGACAACGCAACCATCATGTGTTTGGATTCAATAGGAGAGTTTGAAACATTTACAATATGGGAAGGCAAAGGTGCAAAACTGAAGCAAGTGTTCTCCGGAAAGTATCCACATAGTGTTGGATTGTTTTATAGTGCAATGACACAAAGACTAGGACTACAGGCAAACAGAGATGAATACAAGGTTGGTGCCATGGGGTCAGAAATTGCAAGTTCAGAAAACTTAGAACTTATAACTGACATGGTAGAAACATTTATTGAACCTCCTTTGAATGGATCCAAGCCTGGTGTTAAATTCAAACACAACTTACACAAAGGTTGCAATTGGTACAAGCCTGAACTTACCACAGAACACGACATGAAGAGATTGGCAGATGCTACTCAATATGTTTTTGAAATGATAGTCCAAAGTAATAGCAAATGGTGTCGTAATAACCTGTCAAGTCGGAACTTAATATTGACAGGAGGTTGTGCATTAAATAATGATGCAGTGAGAAAAATACGTAAAGATTGGAACTACATATATGTACCAAAGAATCCTGGTGACCCAGGAAGTTGTATTGGTGCAGTTTTGGCATTGGAAAGCAAACATATTGACTTTGACCAACAAGTGTGGTATAATAAGTAATGTTTGAGATGTGGTTGATTATGTGTTTAATGGTGTCTGATGGAAACATGGGAATGAAACAAGAATGCACAGAATATAAAGAGAAGCCATATGTGTTGTATAGGACTGAAGAACGATGTATGTCAGAAACACAGAAAAAATTAGCAATAACAATGAGAGGTATGTCTAACTTAGGTGCTGACTATAAAAGTTTGAAAGCTGGTTGTAAAAAGGTAAATGATGAAACAAAACACTGATTACGGATTTGAAATACAGAAAACGTATTTGGAAATTATGTTGAGCGATGCACAAACTTTTGTGCGTTGTCAAGCAATATTTGATCCTGAAAGTTTTGATAGAAGACTCAAACCAACAGCAGAATTTATTAAGAACTTTGTTGCAGAACACAACACACTTCCTACAGAACAAATAGTAAACAGTAATTGTCCACAAGTAAAACTAGCTATTCCAACAGGACTTAATGAACAACATTATGATTGGTTGTTGAGTGACTTTGAAACTTTTAGTAGACACAAAGCATTAGAACGTGCAATACTTGAAAGTGCTGACTTGCTAGAAAAAGGCGAGTATGGTCCAGTTGAATCTAAGATCAAAGACGCAGTACAAATAGGATTACAAAAAGATTTAGGTATTGATTACTTTGATGATCCTAAAGGCAGACTTTCTGCATTGAAAGACAACAATGGCCAAGTAAGCACAGGTTGGGAGAGCTTGGATAAGAAACTGTTTGGAGGATTCAACAAAGGTGAACTTAATATTTTTGCAGGTGGTAGTGGTGCAGGTAAAAGTTTATTCCTAGCAAACTTAGGTGTCAATTGGGCATTGAATGGCATGAACGTTGTGTATCTAACATTTGAATTGAGTGAAAATTTAGTTGCAATGAGATTAGATAGTATGATGACTGATGTTCCAAGCAGAGAAATATTTAGAGATTTAGATGGCGTAGAGATGAAAGTAAAACTGGTTGGTAAGAAGTCTGGTGCTTTCCAGATTAAGTATATGCCAAGTGGTAAGAATGCAAATGATATAAGAAGTTTCATTAAGGAATATGAAATCAAAACTGGTAAGAAGATTGATGTGATACTAGTTGATTATTTAGATTTGATGATGCCATTGAGTAGAAAAGTAAGTCCAAGTGATTTGTTTGTTAAAGATAAATTTGTATCTGAAGAACTTAGAAACTTGGCAATGGAACTACAAATTATATTTGTAACTGCATCGCAGTTGAATAGAGCAAGTGTTGAAGAAATAGAATTTGATCATTCGCATATTGCAGGTGGTTTGAGTAAGATACAAACTGCTGATAACGTGATTGGTATCTTTACAAGTAGGGCTATGCGTGAACGTGGTAGATATCAAATACAACTTATGAAGACTAGAAGTTCTAGTGGTGTTGGTGCAAAGATAGATTTAGAATTTGATATAGACAGTTTGCGTATCAGAGATCTTGCAGAAGATGATGAATACAAAGAATTTGATAAACGTAAATCAACTATATTTGATAACTTGAAAAGGACAAGTGTAACAACTGATAAGGAACCTGATACTCCAAAGGAACCTAATCAAGGTGATAATGTTAAGCCAATCAAGGCAGAAACAGACAGCACAAAACTAAGATCGTTTTTACAAAACTTAAATTCAGAGGAGGAGTAATTGTGGGAAGTGTGGTGCAAAGCACTAGGGAGTAAAGCATATCAAGACAATGATAAAGCGGACAAAGTTGCAATTATTCGAACTTGCTGGGTAGTATTACATATCGTAACTTGCCTAGCAATTATTACTAATGCAATCGCAAATCATGGATGGGGGTTAATAATATTATGGCAATAGATTTATTTTTATTATGTATAGGAACTATTATATTAGGTGCAATATATCATCTTGCATACACAAAGTATAAAGACAATGAATGGCGTAAGAACAATCCAGACGAGTACCAATGGATGGACAAAAAGGATCCTAAGGAATGAGAACATTATACATCTTTGGAGATTCATTTACAGTAGACTACAAAACTGATTGGACCTGGACTAGACAGTTAGCTGACAAGTTAAGGGTTGATGCTATGATGAATAACAGTATCATTGGTTGTAGCAACGAATGGATCATGCACAAGGTTAAAGAAGTGCGTCACAAGATTACACAAGATGATATAGTTGTGGTTGTATTAACAAGTCCTTATAGGTATTGGTTCTTTGAAGACAAGCCTGAATTAAGCAATTATAGGATAGCAAACTGGGATAACTTCGCCTCAGACAATGAAAAAGGTCATGTTGATGCAGTAATGGGTTATGTAAATTACTTGCAAAGAGACGAACTAGACTCATTTAGAGTTGAGCAACAGGTGGCTTGGATAAAAGAATTAAAACGTAATATAGGATTTACACTACTGCTAATACCAGGATTCACTGTGGACATAGACTACACAGACATCATAAAAGTAATGGGCGACATGACCGGAAGTGTAAGCAACGCAGAATTTGTAACAGAAAAAGATGACGAACAATGGTACAGTGATGGCATTGATACTAGATACAATCACATGATTAAAAGCAATCACGAGATAATGGCAGACAAATGTACCAACAGCATTGTGACAGGTAGCACACTTGACCTTACAATCGGATTTAATAGGCACATACTAAAAGGTAATGAAAGACTTACTGCTACTGATCACATAGGTCAACAACTTGTAGATACAAGTAACAAGTTATACAAGGACCAGCCTAAAGGCCTGAAACATTGGCTCAAAGGCTAAATAGTTAGGCAGAAGAACACAGTCAAGTTTATTTGACTGAAATTTTTTTTGACCTTAAAACAGCAAAGGAAAAAATAAATGACGCAACTAATATCCCCCACAAAGTTTACACACGCAGTTGGCCTTCTTAGGTCATTTTTTTTGGATAAAGGATTTGAAGAAGTCCATACACAAAATAGATTAAGCATACTAGCCGCTTGTGAAGATCCGTTCAACGTAGCAACATACAATTACGCAGGCCAGGTATGGCCCTTACCCCAAACAGGCCAGATGTGGCTTGAACACGAATTATTAAGTAGCCCCTCTTCGAAGGGGTTTTTTTGTGTCTCCACATCCTATAGACAGGAACCAAATGCAATACCAGGAAGGCATGATATCATCTTTCCAATGTTTGAATTTGAGATGCCTGGTGATATAGATGACCTTAAGAAGATGGAGTATGAATTATGTGAACACTTGGGCTTTAAAAAGCCTACTGAAAAAACTTATGCTGAATGGCAAAAGCATTATGGTCATGCTGAAGACTATGAAATGACTGCGGAAGAAGAAACCAAGATGCACGAAGAGTTTGGTACAACCATGATAACAGACTTCCCTGAAATGACATCACCTTTTTGGAACATGAGCAGAAATGATGATGGCAAAACTGCAAAGAAGATAGATGTTATACTAGGTGGTATGGAAACAATAGGAAGTGCGGAACGTTCATGCGATGTAGAAATGATGCGTGATACATTCCATAGCATAACAGACGGAGAATACAGTAAGCTACTTTATAAACTATTCAGTCAGGAACGTGTTGAAGCAGAGCTAGAAAAGTTTCTAGAGTTTGACTTCTTTCCGAGAGTTGGTGGCGGAATAGGTATGACACGTATGATTGCGGCCCTAGATAAACACTGGAAAGATTAGTATTACTCTGGGGTGGTGGAATAGGTAGACACGTACGACTGTTAATCGTATGGTAGATGTACTGCAATATATTTACCGTGTAGGTTCGAGTCCTACCCCCAGAGCCAATCTTGTTATCCAAAATGTGCCAGTTTTTATAATTCAACAAAACACAATATAATAAATATACACATAATAGGCTCAAGGCATATACAGGGAGTAATAATGCAAACTGATGTTGATAACATACAAAGGCTGTTGGATAGATTTAAAAGGCCCATACCGACCAAAGAAATATATCAAACACGTCTCGCTGAAGAATTTGAATTAATTCTAAACCAAAGATTTACAGATTACTTTTTACAAATATGTGATATCATTGATCTCACAGATGACCTAACACACATGACACGTGGGTCAGCTGGATCAAGTTTGATATGTTACCTGCTTGGTATAACAGATGTTGATCCAATCAAATGGAATATACCAGTAGCACGTTTTATGAATCCATTACGTGATGACTTACCAGATGTTGACATAGACTTTGAACATTGGCGTCAAGGTGATGTCATGCAACGCATATTTAAAAAGTGGCCAGGCAAATCTGCAAGACTTTCCAACTATGTAACTTTCAAAGAAAAAAGTGCAAGACGTGAAGCGGCAAAACGTTTAGGTGTTACAGGAAACTTACCACGTAACTTTAAGTATGAAAACTTAGGCATTGATGTTAAAGAAGCAAAACGCATTGAAAGAAAACTGTTAGGCAAGAAGAGAGCAATATCAAAACATTGTGGAGGCATCGTTATGTTTACTAGGCAATTACCTAAATCATTAATATCACAAGACAATCAAATATTATTAGACAAATATGAGATTGAAGACTTAGAACATTTAAAAGTTGACATATTAGCAAACAGAGGTTTGAGTCAACTGCTAGAAATAGATTCAATTACAAAACTAGAACACTATCCAGAGACAGATGAAAAGACAAGTGCGTTGTTGTGCAGAGGCGATGTGTTAGGAGTAACACAAGGTGAGTCGCCAGCCATGCGAAGATTGTTTAGAGCTATACAACCAAAGTCAGTTTATGACTGTGTGTTTGCTACTGCAATGATACGTCCTGTTGCAATGAGTGGCAGGCAAAAGGCCGCTATGTTCCAAGACTGGTCAAAGGAAACTGTGCAAGACTCTGTGGTGTTTGAAGATGATGCCATAGATATCATATCAGACTTTATAGGAGTTGATATGTATGAAGCAGATATGTATCGCAGAGCATTTGCAAAAAAGAATGATGAAAAGATATTAGAGTTTGTTGAGAAGCTAGGTAATCACCCTAAGAAAAAAGAAGCCATGGCGGCACTACAAGAACTATCTGGATTTGGTTTGTGTAGAGCCCATGCAGTGAACTTGGGTAGACTTATTTGGGCATTGGCATATCAGAAAGCACACAACCCAGAAGAGTTTTGGAGAGCTAACTTAAAGCATTGTCAAGGATCATATAGAAGTTGGGTATACCAAGCAGAAGCACACAGACAAGGCATAGAAACAAAACCAGGTTGGTGGCAAAATGGTTTTATCAAGAATTGCTTTGTAGAACACAAATGGTTGGATCATGTAGAGTTTGCAGGAGTGATTGCCAACGGTAGAGTTTTCAAAGGTAAAAATGGTAAGTATGTAACGTTTGTTACTTTAGGAATAGACTACGGACAATACATAGATGTAACTATACAAAAACCATTTGGATATAGAGATGGTGATGTGGTTCATGGACGTGGTATAGTGCGTACCCAAAATCACAGTGAATACATACAATCAACTGATGTCAAACTACACAATCTTCAAGAATGGCGCCATTCGAAACGAAGATAAAGATACTGTTCGAACAGCGTCTCGAACACGGTATCAAACCGTGTTCTTTTTAACGTAATCTGCAATAGCGGCCTTAATGGCATCTTCTGCCAAAACAGAACAATGAATCTTTACGGGTGGAAGAGCCAACTCTGTTGCGATTTCTGTATTCTTAATTTTCCCAGCTTCGCCCAATGTTTTGCCTTTAACCCACTCAGTAACAAGAGAGCTAGAAGCAATAGCAGAGCCACAGCCGAACGTCTTGAACTTGGCGTCATGTATACAACCTTTCTCGTTAACTTTTATTTGTAGTTTCATTACATCTCCACAGGCAGGTGCACCAACCAGTCCAGTGCCAACGGAGTTGTCTTCTTTATCCATCGAACCAACGTTCCTAGGATTTTCATAGTGATCTAACAGCTCTTTTGAATAAGCCATTTATTTCTCCAGTGTTAAGGTTAATATTAATCTGCGTCTTTTCGCATCTGCTTTACAGTCTCACGCCAATTGAAATCTGGGTGTGGCCTGTATTGAATTTGAATACTGCCCATACAAGTATCATCTCTACCAGTAGTAATAACTTCATTTGTTTTTCCAGGACCTACATATATGCACACAAGGTTCTCTCCTATCCAACCCATGAACACTCTACGTGCTGTTACAAGGTTAGGCTTTTCCCTTTCACCCCTGCGTATCTGTTGTTCCCACGTATATCCTTTTTTCTCACCGTAGGTCTTCGCACCAGCCAATACATCAGTTGTAACCAATAGAGCAATAACCATAAGTGCATTTATCATATAAACCCTCTAAAGTCTAATGCAAACCACATCAAGCCTATAACAAATCCAAGGACTATGAGAATTGCAAATCCTATCTGCATGGCTTCAATCAAGTCTCTTCTCATTTGTGCTTGTTTATATACTTCCTTCTCACGCCTATCTCGAATCTTCCTACGCATCTCTTTGAGTTCATCCCAGGTGCCATAACCATAACGGAAGTTAAGTAATGCTTGTAATTCTTTTTCTTGTTCTATGATTTTCTTTTCGTGCATTAATAAATTTAATGCTTCTTCCTCAACTGAACCTGCATTAAATAATTTTTTGAACAACGGAGGCTTCTTTTGCATCTGCTGTCCCTTACGAAAATCTGATATAGCGGTGTACCACTTGCCCATTTGCCCGACTGTGTTTTCAAAGTCTTGGCCGGCTTGGACAAACTTCTTGACTGTGTTGAATGCCGTAGTTGCGGCCGCGATGGCCGTGAATGGATCTACTATTGCCCTCTCCTAACTTGTTTCCGACAATAGTATTTATTTGATTTCGTCAAATTCTTTATTGAGTTCGTCCTGTGTTGCTTCACTGTCTTTTCTTAATTGTTTACATTCAGGTGAGTTTGGTGCAAACATACAACCTAACATATTTCCAATAGCACCAAGTTCTTGTTTTCTTTCTTCTGAAATGATATTAGTTTTCTTAACAGTTGTGCAACCGGATAATAGTAGTGTGATGATTATACCTATGAATAAACCTTTAGCAAATGAAATCCACAATGAACTGTATTGACTGATACCCAATAGCTTACGCATTCTATCTGTGTGGGCTTTGTGCCACTGTATTAGTTTTGTATATGTGTTTTTCATATAGATATTTAATTGGTTTATTTTTATCATATTATACACGGTTAACTTGCATAAGTCAATTTGTTAGATTGCCAATACAAGAGCGAAGCGACCGCCCCGCGGTAAAGCCATTTAGAGCAATCGGTAGCGAAATTTTTTCCAAGAGCAAAGCGACAAGCGGTAGCAAAAAAAGTAGCGAGGTTTTTGGCTCTATAAGCCGAGTGTAAAGTTTGTAAATCTATACCTTCGTTTTGTAAATTTTTGGCACACCATACATAACAAAATGATGTTCTGTACGAGCTTCTACCTTTTTATACCCCTATGCGACAGACTCCTTAAACAATGGTTTTTACCGTCTAAATGGCTCTTATTTGCAGTTTAAGTACTTTGACACTATCACAGTACTAAAACGTGCTACAAAGACGTCTATGTGCGTTTAAGACGCCTTTATATTGGCTTTGTACGTGTGTAAACTCCGTTGCACACATTCCATAACACGCCCAGGCCAACTTTAGTATAATAAATACTATGCAATGGAAAACGAACCCAAAGATATGCTCACTCACATACGTGAACAGGAAGAGATATTGAACATCAGTCTGCAACAAAGCAGAAGTGCCAAAAAAGAAAGATTGGCACGTGAACAACAATCAGCCATGCAACAACAACAGGGCATGACTCCCGAGCAACACGCAGAATGGATCAGACAACAGAAGTTGCCCATTCACAATCAAGAATAATCACACAACACACAGATATATAGCAGTGAAGAGTTTCAATCTCGCACTAACGAAAGGATTCACATGAAACATTTTTTAATTGCTGTGGCTGTGTTGTTTGCCACATCAGGATCAGTGTCAGCGGCTGATATGACTATTGATATGCTGAACAAACGTGACGATGGTGCTAAAATGGTTTACAGCGTCGACGTTGCCAAGATTGATGTGGGTGACACCATCACATGGTTGCCAACAACCAAAGGACACAATGTTGAATTCATTGCTGGTCCAGATGGTTGGACGTTGCCAAAGAAATCAAAATTCAACAAGGAGGTGTCCATCACTTTTGAAGTGCCAGGCATATACTTGTATCAATGCACTCCGCACAAAGGCATGGGCATGATTGCACTTGTCGTGGTGGGTGGCGATGTATCCAATGCTGATGCAGTGGCCAAGACCCGTGTGCTGGGCAAATCCAAGAAGATCCTTCCCAAACTATTGGCTGACGCACAATAGAAGCCACTTAAAACTATACTGGTGTGCAGAGTAATCTGCACACTTAACTTGCTAAATACTTGTGGAGATTATTATGTGGAATTGGATTAAGAAAAATGTTATTGGCATCAATGAGAAACCTCTGGTACTCAAGGATGAAGTCAAGAAACTATCCAAAGCCAAGCTGGAAAAGATGACCAAGGTGCAACTAGAAGCATATGGCCGCAAGTTTGGGTTTGAAGTTGACAGACGTGAAACCAAAGCAAAGATCATCAAGCAAGTAGCAAAACTCAAATAAAATACCTGATAATTACACTCGGCTTGTAGATAAATATCTGCGTTCGTGTCCATCACACGACTGGGGGCTTTTCAATGGATCTTGAGGTATTAATTCAGCTATGGCCTATTGCTTTGGCATTCGTTTCACTGGTGATAGTTCTAGCCAAGATGTACAATAGGATTGACACACTGGAAGACAAGGTGCGTACACTATTTGATCTTTACAACAAAGATAGGTAAATACTCATTAAAAACACATATGAGTAAACTAAACATAAGCGACTCAACAAACATATCGATGCCAGTAAGAAATATGCTGGCCATCATTGGTGCAGTTGCCATGGGTGTGTGGGCCTACTTTGGCATCACAGAACAACTCAACAAACACTCAACCACACTTGAACTGATGCAGAAGGATCTATCCGAGAACACAGAATTCAGGATCAAGTACCCACGTGGTGAATTAGGACAATCCCAAAACGATCTTGAACAGTTCATGTTGATAGAGGATCTGTACAAGTCAGTTGAAAAGATGGAAGGCATATTAGAAAACAACATGACCAACAAGGTCAACATTGACTTCCTCAAAGAACAGATGGAAAAGATATCTGCTGATGTTGAAAAGCTCAAAGACAAGCAACGTGAATTTGCAAACGGAGGTCACTGATGATTGAAACTGTGGTAGCACTATTGATGTTCGTGAACAACGAGATCAAGGAACATAGAATACAGGATTCAATGGCTGTGTGTCTAAGAGGCAAACGTCATGCAGAAAGAACATATTCAGAATCAGTCAAATATCAATGTGTCAAGTCCAAGGCAGAGGTTGAGATCTACATGGGCGAGAAATCAATCAAAGCACTTATACTTGATTAGTCCTACGTATCCAAGCAGTAAGGTTTTCTACCAAGGGTAGAAATTGAGTCCATCCTGGATGTGCATTGTCCGGAAATGCCTTGCTTTGGATCTGCATATCCATGATCGTATTGACCTTGTCCAACATCTTGCGTTTGTATTTGTATTTGTTTCTGTTGCGTGGATACATATCAAGACTGCCATATGATCCCAGCAGATGGCTGGCATAGTAGTCCAGTTCACAATCCAACAGTTGAGCTCTCCAATCTTCAATGCTGAATGATGCTCCTATCACCTCAGCATGATCATCCTTGATGGGTGCTTGGCCACCTATGATGGCCCAATGTGGTTTGCCGTTGGCTTCACGGAAACTTTTGGTCATCTGTTGTTGTACATGGCTGATATGATCAACTGCATCTGTAACTGTCCATGTTGGCTTGTCTGGCACATTGTAATACTTGTTCCAATCACGCAATGGTTCAGTCCAAAACTGTATCACGTGTGTGGGTGCAGTTTCGCCCTTGTTGATGGCAGTCTTGAGTATGGTCAGTGCATAGTCGTTGCCTATGCCACCCCTGCACAGATTGATCACCTCACAATCAAATGTCTTGTGTAGTGTGCCTGATAATGATTCTGAAGGTTTGGCACCTTGCATGGAGTAAGTGCCCCATTCATCACCCCAACTGTCACCCATGATCCAAATACGCATACACGTATTTAACGTCCAGTGACCAACCAATGTGTTAAACGAGGAGGTAACCACTGCAACACCCATGCTCTGATGGTGTATATCTGCAACAGTTCCTTCATGCACAGTTCGTCAGTGTTCTTGTGCCACAGTCTCCATGATGGCCATGCAAATGATGTGAACGTGACATCATATGAGTCTTCCTTGATGGTGTCTTGCAACACTCTCACTGAAAGGTATCGATATCTTTTATATTTGATGGTTTTCTTTATCACAAACACACTCCGTTACAAAGTGCGTTGCTTCGGTTAAGCCTACTTCCGTCCCTATGTATATGCAGGGATCAACGTATAATTATTTACCACAAGTTGTGTAAACCAAGGTGTAAAGGGCCAATAAGTGGCCCTTGTGTATGACCTTACTTGTTGTCGTCCTTG